CTGCGCGAGGCCATCAAGGCGGCGAGCCCGCAGGTGCGCGTGATCAACGCGATGGTGGCCGAGAAGATCGCCGCGCAGTACAGCCTGGCCGACGAGATCAAGCTGCTGCGCACGGCGCCGAGCGCGGAGTTTGAAGCGTACAACAGCTACGTCGAAGACTGCCGGGCGTGGGGGCGGGATCAGAAGGCGGCGCTGGGGTTGTAATGCCTGACACCAGCCTCTCGGCCGCCATCGCCGAAGCCTACGCCACCGCACCGACCGAGGCGGTGATCCTGCACACGCTGGAATTTCGCCACCCGGATTTTGTCGCGCCGATCCGCGTGGTGCAGGATCACGCCGCCCTGGCCGCCACGCTGGAATCCGACGCGCCGTTGAACCCGGCGGAGGAGGTCAGCTTCCAGGCGTTTTCCTTCGATGTGCAACTGCCCGACGCCAGCGCCGACCGCATGCCCGAAATGGTAATCGGCATCGACAACGTCGACCAGCAGATCGAGGATGCTATCGAGACGGCCGCCGGGTCGAGCGACAAGATCGAAGTCACTTACCGGCCCTACCTGTCCACCGACCTCTCGGCGCCGCACATGGACCCGCCCGTCACGCTGCAGCTGACGCATGTCGAGGCGGACGTGTTCAAGGTCACGGCGCGTGCCGGCTTTCGCAACCTTGGCAATATCGGCTTCCCGAGCCAGGACTACCCCGCCGCGCGCTTTCCGGGGCTGGTCCGATGACGCGGCGCACGCCACCCGCGCCCCACTGGGCCGAGCAGTATCTGGGCAAGCCATGGGTGCTGGGCACCAGCGGGCCGGATACCTACGACTGCTGGGGGCTGGTGCGCGCCGTGTTGCGCGAGCAGTTCACCATCGATGTGCCGGCGATCATCGTGCCCGACTGCGCCGGCCTGGCGGTGGTGCGCGAGGCGATGGCGCAGTTTCAGCATCACCCCGAGCTACAACGCTGGCAGCCGGTGGCCGCGCCCCGGCATGGTGATGGCGTGCAGATGTCGGCGGCGCGCACGCCGTGGCACGTGGGCATCTGGCTCGATGTCGATGGCGGCGGCGTGCTGCACTGCCTGGAAGGCGCGGGCGTGATCTTCACCCCGCCGGCGGCGCTGCGCAATGCCGGCTGGCGCCGGTGCAGCTACTGGCGCTTTGTGGGGGCTGCGCCATGACGCCGGCCGCCGTCACCTACTGTCAGAACCCGTTTCACCCCTCGCTGGATCGCCGCACGGTGGCCGTGCGCCGCCGGCGCCGGGTGCGCGCGCTGGCGCCGAAGTGGCAGACGCCCTACATCGCCCTCCACAACGGCCGCCCGATCCTGCGGGCGGAATGGCGCCGAAAAGTCGGCGCTGGCGATACGCTGATTTTCGTGGCGCTGCCGATGGGCGGCGGCGGCGGCAGCGGCGGCGGCAAGAACCCGCTGGCCACGGTGGCGCAGATTGCGCTGATGGTGGTGGCGCCGCAGATCGGCCTGATGGCCGGCCCGCTTGGCAGCTTTGCCAACCTTGCCGCCCACGCTGCGTTTTCGGTGGTGGGCGGCATGCTGGTCAACGCCGCCTTCGGCAGCGAGCCGCCCAGCCCGCCCACGCCGCAGATACAGGCCGCGCTGGCGGCCCCAAGCCCAACCTACAGCATCAACGCCCAGGGCAACAGCGCACGCCTGGAACAACCTATCCCGGCCTGGTACGGCTACCACAACATCTACCCGGACTTCGCCGCCGACCCCTATGTGGAATACGTCGGCAACGAGCAGTATCTTTACCAGTTGCTGCTGGTGACGCAGGGCTGGTTCGACATCGACGAGATCCGCATCGAGGATACGCCGGTCGCCAGTTTCGCCGACATCACCACCGAGATTGTCGATCCCGGTGGCACGGTAACGCTGTTCCCGACGGCGGTCACCACCAGCGTGGAAGTGGCCGGCGCCGAACTGGTCTATGACACGGCGCTTGGCCCCTATGTCGCCAACTCGGCCGGCACCGACATCGACGCCATCGGTATCGACCTGGTGTGCCCGCGCGGGCTGTACTACGCCAACAGCAGCGGCGGGCTGGATACGAAGAGCGTCACCGTGCTGATCCAGGCGCGCGAGATCGACGACAGCGGCACGCCGGTCGGCGCCGGCACCTGGGCCACGCTGGGCACCGAAACCATCAGCGGCGCCACCACCACGCCGCAGCGGCGCAGCTACCGCTACGCCGTCACCGCCGGCCGCTACGAGGTCAAGGCCACCCGCACCACCACCAAGGACAGCGACAGCCGCGCCGGGCACGATGTGCTGTGGGGCGGCCTGCGCGCCTACCTGCCCGGCACGCAGGAATATGGCGACGTGACCCTGATCGCCATGCGCATGAAGGCCAGCAATTCGCTCTCGCAGGCCGCCAGCCGGCGCGTGAATGTGCTGGGCACCCGCATGCTGCCGATCTGGGACGCCGGCACTGGCTGGAGCGCGCCGACGGCGACCCGCAGCATCGCCTGGGCGGCGGCCGACATCTGCCGCGCCGCCTACGGCGCCGACCTGCCCGACAGCGCCATCGCACTTACCGAGCTGGCCGCGCTCGACACGATCTGGGCCGCGCGCGGCGACGAGTTCAACGGCGGCTTCGACCAGCGCGTCACCTTCTGGGAGGCGCTGAAAAAGGTGTGCCGCGCCGGCCGAGCGCATTGCTACGTGCAGGGCGGCATCGTGCGCTTCGTGCGCGACCAGGCGGCGAGCCTGCCGGTGGCGATGTTCACCCCGCGCAACATCGTCAGCGGCAGCTGGCGCACGGAATACCTGCTGCCATCGGATGACCGCGCCGACAGCGTGACCGCGACCTTCGTCAACGAGGCCACCTGGAAGCCGACTCCGGTCGAGTGCGTGTTGCCCGACAGCACCAGCGACCGCCCGGCGAAGATCAGCCCCTTCGGCGTCACCAACCGCGCGCAGGCCTGGCGCGAGGGCATCTATGAGGCCGCCGCGAACAAGTACCGCACGCGCATCCACACCTTCGAGACCGAGATGGATGGCTTCATCCTCAGCCCGCTCGACCTGATCGCCATCAGCCGCGACCGGCCGAACTGGGGGCAGAGCGGCGAGATCCTCGGCGCCACGGCGCTGACCATCGGCGGCATCATCGCGCTTTCCGAGCCGGTCACCTTCACCGCCGGCAACCACTACCTGGCCGCCCGCGACCGCGACGGCAGCATGGCCGGGCCGTGGCGCGTGACCGCCGGGGCCGACAGCACGCACGTGGTGCTGGCCGAGGCCATGACCCTGACGCCGGACACCGGCACCGACCGCGAGCGCACGCACTACGCATTCGGCCCCGGCACCGCCTACGTGCACCGCGCCCGCGTGCTGCCCGACGGCCTGCGCATCAAGGGGCAAAGCCGCGTCGAAATATCCTGCGTGAATGAAGATGACGCCGTGCATGATGCCGACGGCGAGACCGTGCCGGCGGCCCTGACCGCCTGGAGCCTGCCCACGGCGCCGACCGCGCCGACCGTCAGCGGCCTGCGCCTGACCATCACCGGCCTGGACAGCGCGCCGACCTGGACGCTGGACTGGAACCCGGCGCCCGGCGCGGCGAAATATCTGGTCGAGCACAGCCCGGACGGCATCAACTGGTGCCGCACCGGCGACACCGAGGCCACCAGCTACAGCTTCAACCCGGCCTGGCCCGGCGGCAGCGCCCGCGTGGCCGGTATGGGCAAGGCGCGCGGCGCCTGGGTGGAGATTGACACCGCCGACCGCACGCGCGTGATCAACTTGTCGGAGATTGTGGACCACGATGCCGTCAACGCGCTGCCGGCCGTGCCCACCACCAACATCGTGCTCGAAGCCGCCACCTTCACCCGCACGGTGTATGACACGGACACCTTCAGCGCCGGCACCACGGTGAATACCTGGGCCACGCTGACCATCAGCGTGAGCCAGCCGTGCAAGGTGATCATCAACACCCGCACGCATGCCTATGGCTACACCGTGGGCAGCAGCTACGAGAGCCGTATCGAAATCGTGACCACGCACGAGGGCGGCACGGACACGGCCTACACCGTGGATTACGGCACCGACATCCCGCACCTGGAAGGCTACCGCGTGGTCGAAGTGGAGGCAGGCGACGTGACCATTGACTGGAAGGGCTATTTCTCAATCGGCGGTGTGGAAGCCCACCGCATCTGGGCACTGGTGAGCCTGCGATGAGCCGCCCGCGCCCGACGCATTACGCCTGGCATGACGCCACCGGCCGCATCGTCAAGCTGGCCTATTGCCTGCCCGCCGAGCGCGCCGCCAACGACAAGCCAGGCTGCGAATGGATCGACACCGGCACCGCCGAGGCCGACCCCGCGCGCCAGTACATCAACGACGGCGCGCTGGCCGACCGGCCGCTGCAAGCGACGACCCGCGATGGCCTGGTGCTGGCCGACCTGCCAGACCCGTGCGAGGTACTGATCGAGGGCACCTCCTACCCGGTGACCGGCGGCACGGTGACCCTGGAATTCGGCCTGCCCGGCACCTATGCGGTGCGCGTGGAGGCCTGGCCCTACCAGCCCATGACCTTCGAGGTGACCGCCCCATGAAAATCACGCACCCCGGCGACTACCGCGCCCGCCGCGCCGCCGACTACCCGCAGCTGGCCGAGCAGCTGGATGCGCTGTGGCACGCGATGGATCGCGGCGAGCTGGCCAAGGTGCCCGGCTTCTACGATGCCGTGGCCGCCGTCAAGGCGCGCTACCCGAAGCCAGCGCCGGAGGCGGCACCATGAAGCGCGCCGCCCTGATCCTGATCTTTACCGCCGGCGGCGTCTGGCTGGCGATATTGCTGGGCGGCTGTGCCAGCCCGCAGCGCCTGCAGGGCAGCGGCACCATCGCCCCACAGCCTATCGGGCACGCCGTCGCCTGCGCCAACGACCCGGCCATGCCCAACTGCCCACGCCCCAAGGACGCGCCATGATTGCCCTGTACGACCTCAAGCTGGTCAATACCAAGGTCAATCTACTGCCCTACAAATCCGAGATTGCCGACGACTGGTCGCCGATCGGCGCCGCCGGCGGCGACTGCGACAGCTACGCCACCGCCAAGCTGCAGCGCCTGGTGCAGCAGGGCTGGCCCGAGCGCAGCCTGCGCCTGGCCTGCTGCTTTGTCGAGCCATCGGCCGCCGCCGACAAGCGCGACCGCTACCACGCCGTGCTGCTGGCCGACTGGGACGGCCAGACCTGGGTGCTGGACAACCGCTACCCGCTACCCATGGAATACCAGATGCTGCCCTACGAGTGGCACAAGTTCTGGAACCACGACCTCAACGCCTGGGAATACGCCGACAACGCAGACAGGAGCTACGCATGACCGACCCGACGACGCACGCCGCCAACGCACACGCGCTGGCGCATACCGCCGCCAAGGGCACCGCCAGCGGTGCCGGGCTGGCCACCCTGGTGCCGGTCGACCTGCTGACCATGGCCGTGGGGCTGATTGCCGCGCTGGTGGCCCTGCTGCACCTGCCGCCCGACCCCGATGCCGCGCGCACGCCGATGCGCATCTTCGCCCTGGTGGCCAGCTCCGGATTCCTCGCCGGGGTGCTGGTGCCGGTGGCCGTGGCCGGCGGCACCGCCTACCTGCCCTGGCTCGCCAGCGTGCCGGATCGCCACCTGCAGCTCGCCACCGCCGCCGCCATCGGCGCCGCGCCGCACCTGCTGCCGCACCTCTGGCGCCTCTACCGCCAGGTCAAGCGCGGGGAGGCCTGACCATGATCGAGCTACTCTCCACCCTCGCAGCCGTCATGCTGGCCAGCGTCATCTTCACCCGCGCCGTCTGCGTCTGCTACAGCACCCATCCGAGCAAGCACCGCCACCCGCTGCTGTTCATCGGCTTCGGCTACAGCTACGTGCTCGCGGGCGCCGGCGCCGTCTTGGCCGCCATCGACATCCTTGGTGCCGATGTCGGCCACTGGCCGGAGTGGCTGATCCTGATCGGCAGCGCCGGCCTGATCGCCTTCGACCGCCGCCGCCAGCAGTGCTGGGCGGTGACGCACTGCCCGGCGGAAGATCGGGAGTAGCCATGGTGAGCGACCCCGCCTGGCTCACCGAAGCCCGCAAGCTGATCGGCTTGCACGAGATCAAGGGCAGCCAGCACAACCCCGAGATCCTGCAGATGTGGCGCGACATCAAGCGCGGCGGCATCAAGGACGACGAAACCGCGTGGTGCGCCGCGTTCGCCGGCGCCATGCTGGAGCGCGCCGGCATAAAGTCCAGCCGCTTCGAGAGCGCGAAATCCTACCTGCAATGGGGCCGGCCGCTGGTCGGCCCGGTGCATGGCTGCATCGCCGTGCTGGTGCGCAAGGGCGGAGGCCATGTCGGCTTCGTGGTGGGCGCCGACAACTTCGGCCGCCTGCTGATCCTGGGCGGCAACCAGGACGATGCCGTGAATGTGCGCGCCTTCCCCTTAGAGCGCTTCGTCGGCTTCCGCTGGCCGGCCGAGATCCCGCTGCCGGAGCAATGGCCGCTCGAAGTGTTCGCCGCCGACGAGAGCCGGACGGAGACCTGATGAATCCCTGGCTGATCCTTGCCGCCGTGGCCGCCCTGGCGCTGTCGAACGCCTGGACATGGACGCGCGCCATTGCCGCCGCCGACACCCGCTGGACAGCCAGGCTGCAGACCGAGCGCGCCGAAGCCGAAGCCGCCGCCCGCGCCACCGAACACCGCACACAGGAGGCCGCCGATGCCATCGCAAAACAGCACACCCAGCAGGTCGCCGCGATTCGCCGCACTCTCGACATTGCTCTTGACAGCCTGCGCCACCGCCCCGAGCGCCCCGCCGCCATGCCCGACACCACCCGCTCTGGTTGCGAGGGTGCCACCGGGGCCGAGCTTTCAAGACCGGATGCAGAATTTCTTAGCCGGGAAGCTGCCCGCGCCGACGACCAGCGCGCCGGCCTCGCCGCCTGCTACGACCACGTCGACCGGGCGGTGAGGTGAGCGCGCGATCCCGCCACCCGTCTTTTATTGGGGAATAAATCGCCAACGGACACGCAGCGGCGCGGTTTTCAGAGCGATCAATTTAGGCGGATATTCCCCAAATCGTCGGCGTCATATCTGTGTTGAATCAGACAGTTGTTGGGCGCATGCGAGCAGGATTGTGATTCCGGCTGTCGTGGGTTCGAGTCCCATCAGCCACCCCACCAGACAAGGCTTCGCGCGTAAGTGGTTGCTATCGCGTGGGGCATAAATGCCCCGATGGGGCATATTCAGGCCAGCGGAAGCACCTTGCGCGTGCCGCGAATGTAGTGCCGGCGGGTCACGGCGTCTGTCGAGTGGCCGAGCATCGAGGCCGCATCCATCCCCTTGTCGATCGCCTGCCCGGCCACCTTTGCGCGCAGGTCGTTCTCGGCGAACCTGGCCGCCGCATCTTCCGGCTGCCAGGCGTGCATGGCGCGATTCCACGTAGTTTTGAGCCCGCTGGCGCTGATCGGGAACAGTCGTGATTCGCTTGGCCTGCGGCGCAGCGCCTTGGCCTCTGCCCACGCGGCTGTCAGTGATGGCGACCAGGCGAACAGCAGGCGCTTGCCGCGCTTGCCCGTTTCGATGTAGAGGCCATCGTCACGCGCAGCGAACAGCGTCAGGCGCAGCATGTCGCCCTGGCGCAGGCCGGTCAGGCTCTTGATGGCGATGTACGCATCCAACCAACCAGGGGTGTGTGCCATGAAGCCAGCCACTTCGGCGTCGAGCACTTCGCGCTCGCGCGGGCGCTCTGGATTCCGGCGCACCTGGCGGCACGGATTGGCATCAACCAGCCCCATTTCGATCGCCTGCTGCATGACGTTCGACAGGACGGCCACTTCGCGGTTTGCGCGCGTCTTGGCGCTGCGTTCGCGCAGGTACTGATACACGTGCTTCGGCCGCAGGTCTTCGGGCCACATGGCGCCAAATACGGGCCGCAGGCGCGCGATGGCGTCGATGTAGTCGGCCTGGGTGCGAGGTTTTTTGTCGGGCACCTTTTCGCGCAGGTAGGCATCCATGATGGCGCCGATATTCTGCCGGCCGATGGACGGCTGCACCAGGTCGGCATAGGCGCGCATGGCGACCGGAAGCTCTCGCCCCAGATGGATGCGCTTGCCATCCGGCGTGCGAAAGCTATAGGCGCCGTGGTGAAAATACATCCGGCGCGGGAGATCGCGGCGAGTAGTGCGGGTGCGGCCCATGCCCATGATTATGCGCGCAGTGAGGAAAAGTCTGGAGTGGTGCGCCGGTGTGCCTCAATGTCGGATGCGCCCATCAGCTTGAGGTAGTGGGCACGGTCGACGCGCGGGTGTCCGTCGGCGCCGACGCGGAAGGTGAAGCCTTCCCGCTGCAGCCATTCGATCTGCTTCGACGGCCGGGTAAAGCCGGTCAGGTCGCGGAGATCGTCCGGCGAGAGCAGCATCAGGTGGCCGCAACCCTTGGCATCGACTTCCGCAACCCGGCAAGCGTCTTCGAGAACCCGATGCGGCGCTTCCATTCGACGCCATCGACCACAACACGAAAACAGTCGATCCGGTCGGTCTTGAAAAACTCAAGCACATGGATTTCGTGGCCGAAGTCAAATGACTCGATCACCATTCGGCGGCGAAGATCCGGAAGAGCTGGCGGGTAGTCCGGTGCTGGACCGGCGAGCCTGGCGCGATCTCTGCCGGCGCGCATGGCGAGTAGTCGCTGGCGCTGGGCTTTGGCTTTGTGAGTGAGTCGATATGTCACGGTCTACCTTGCACGCTACGCAGAATTAGTGTTAGGCATCGCGCATCGCCTCTCGCGCTGCGTTCATGCCGCTCAGAAACACAGCTTGCAGCGCGTGCTGAAAACTGCGACCGCTATTCACCATCGCCGTGAAAACATCAATGGCCTCTTGC